CCCTTTAATAGGAGATAATATGTCACAAGTTATAAACAAACAATTTGATGGAGGTAGAAAAGCTATCTTTGTCATGAATTTTAAAATTGCATCAACCACAGCGGAATCTTATGAAATTGCGTGCGCTGCTTTAAATAATAGTACAGCAGGAGATCCCTGCACAAGTTTAGCTATCAATAAGGTATGGTGGAGTGTTAATAACACAGCTGTAACTAAGCCTTTATCCGTATATTGGGAAGCAACAGCAGATGATTTAGCCATCACGTGCAATTACGCAGATAGCAAGGATTTCAGTTCAATTGGAGGATTATTAAATCCTGAATCTTCCGGATATACTGGAGATATAAAAGTTGAATTTGAATCAATTACAGATGATGATACGGCGACCTTAGTTTTAGAACTATTAAAAAGTTACTAAGTAAATATGGAATGCGGAAACTCATGTTTAGCATGGCTATCATTAGCGCGCTTAGTATGTATGGATGTAATGTGTATTCGGGGATGTCTATGAAGCCCCATAAAACAACTGTAAGTACAACCTACGGGCAAGATGAGGTGGACAAGGCTAATGACAGCAAGGATCAGAGAAAGGATTCAATGCAGATAACCGTGAAACAGGAGTTTGTATGGAAGGAATAAAATGGAATTGATTATAACTGTATATGCTATTTGGATTGTGGGGGGAGTAATTGTTATGGTGATACAACAATGAACGGACTTAAGATATCCTTCGCCGTCGTGGCGTTTGTGCTAATTCAGGGTGTGGCAGTCATATGGTACGTGAGCAAATTGGATTCTCGCGTGGATCAAATGTACAAAAGCTTCGAAGAAGAAAATAAAAAAGAAGTCATCGAAAATCAGGTCAAAATGAAAATTGATTTGGAAAATCTCATCGCAGATGTCAAGGACTTACAAAGAGACATGAAGCAGATGAATAAAAAAGACAAAGAAATAGTTAAGCAAAATAAATCTATAGAGCGCCAGCATAAAGATCTTTTCGAGATGTTGCAGGGGTCAACTGATATGATTCAACAGAACCAGACTAAAGGCGGTTCATACAACTACGGAGACTAAATGACTGATTGGTTTGATAAAGTAGCCATAATCATTGGAATTATAACCGTAATAATATTTGTATTGGTGGTGGTGTAATGGCTAATGACAGGTTCGATGTATCGGATAAAACGGCGATCAGCATGCCTATGCGCAACCTACTCGCGATCCTATCGGCCACAGCGGTCGGCGTCTGGGCCTTCTTCGGGATCCAGGAAAGGCTAAATACTCTGGAGACACGTGTAACGCTGTCAGAATCAGACCTCACAAAAAATACAGAATTTAGAATCAAGTGGCCTAGGGGTGAATTAGGTGCTTTACCTGCGGACGCTCAGCAGGACCTTTTAATAGAATTTCTTAGTTCTCAATTAGAGTCCATGATGGAAGATATGGAATCAATGATGAGCAATACCGTGAATATAAAGAGGGCGCAGCAGGATATAGAACGATTATTAGGGGACGTGGAGAAATTAAAAGACAAGCTGAGGGAATCAAATGGAAGTAATTAGCGTAATAGTCATGTTCATATTTGGAAATATGAACGATCAGGAGCATAGAATGACACAGTATGTGCCAATGGAATCACTGTCCTCATGCATGAAGGAAGTGAGAATACTCAAGAAAAAAGAAACAGATTATACAAAGGACGCATTCTGCGGTCCAGCCCTGGTGGAGCTGAGCGATGACGGGGAAATCCTGACATTGCATACTGAGATCCCAGAAGGAGCGAAGATGGTAAGGAAGAAAATAAGCAAGGAAGCTTTTGAAAGATGGACACTTCGATCCAAGGAAAAATGGAATAACAAGTAATTACAGTGGTTCAAATATTCACTCGTTCAACGTACTTTACACCAATCAAAAAAAGGACTAGTATAGGAAGATCTCCTAGGTCGAAGCCGACGAATAAACACAAGCGACGAACCTGGAAGAAATATAATCGGCAAGGAGGCTGAGATGGTTGCAAAAAGAGGATACGGAGCAGTTAAAAGAATGAATCTTGGTGGTCGCACAGGAGATATGATGTACTCTCGTGGATACGGAGTAGATGAAAGATCTCGACGTGTGCCAACAGAGTTATTAGACCGAGGACCTACTGCGTTGAAAAAAGGTGGCAAAGTCAAAGGATATAAGCAAGGAGGCGTAATTAAACGTCAAAGAGGTGGACCAGGCAGAAGAAATTTACTAGAAGAAATGGGCCGACTTGATGCAGAGCGCATGAACCCTAATCGAAGAGCCGAGAGGTCAAGAGTCATAGGAGAACTCAACCGAGGCTTCAAGAAAGGCGGAGTCGCTAAAAAATCTAAAGGCGGAGTCGCTAAAAAATCTAAAGGCGGAGTCGCTAAAAAATCTAAAGGCGGAGTCGCTAAAAAATCTAAAGGCGGAGTCGCTAAAAAATCTAAAGGTGGAAAAGTTAGTAAATAGGAGATTATATGCCAACTTATGCTAGCACAGCGAACTTCGATTTATCCATTGATGAGGTTATAGAAGAAGCTTTTGAACGGTGCGGTTTACAAGATCGTACAGGTTACGAAATAAAAACCGCACGTCGTTCTTTAAATCTTTTATTAGCTGATTGGGCTAATAGGGGATTGAACCAATGGACGATCCAAAAACAATCTAAGGCCGTAGTAGCCGATACCACAAGTTTAACGGACACTAATTTGTTTGGTAGTACTACGGGCGACGCCGCACAAATTATTGATATCACCGATCTTGTTATTCAAGATTCAAATGGCAATGATTATACAACGACTCCGGTAAGCCGAGCTACTTATTGGAACTATACAGTTAAAACATCACGTGGAAGGCCTACTCAGTATTATTTTGAAAAAACCATTATGCCTACTTTGTATTTATATCCGGCCGCTGATACAGCGTACACGGTAATATATTATGCTCTCGTAAGGATGGCTGATTCAGGGGCTTATACCAATAACAGTCAAATTCCATTTCGGTTTCTTCCATGCCTTACTGCGGGATTAGCTTATTATCTTGCTATGAAGTATGCCCCGGACAGGATTCAAATTTTAAAAGCAATATATGAAGAAGAATTTAAACAAGCCGCGGATCAAGACAGAGAAAATGTCAGTTCTAATTTTGTCCCTCAATTTTATGTGATTAATGGTTAATTATGGCGAAGTATTCAACTGGTAGATATGCATTAAGAATTTCGGATCGTGACGGACAGGCATACCCTTATAATGAAATGGTCCAGGAATGGACAGGATCGTGGGTTCATACTTCAGAATACGAACCTAAATCCCCTTTATTAGATCCTCGCTATCATCCTACAGATCCTCAATCACTGGCACATGCTAAACCTCAGATTGCTGATGTTAATATAGTCGTAGGTAATATAGGAACCACTGTTAATAGTTTTCAAACTTTAGAGGAAGCTGTTACTTTATACCGTGCTAATGGAGCCGCTTATGCAGGCTTTGTAAGAAGTATGATGCCTCTAGGAGTTCAACAACCTAATAAACCAACTTTATTGCATAGTTTTGTAGGAAAGGTTACAGTGACCACGACATGACCGATTATTCTGATTTATTAACAAACGTAAGAAATTATACGGAGACATCCAGTGATGTGCTCTCGGATGCTGTTGTTAATACATTCATCGTTAATGTTGAAAATAAATTATTTAAGGAAGTGGATCTCAGTTATTACCGTAAATATGACACGGCTAATTTAACCGTAGATAATGCTTTTCTTTCCCTTCCAGGAGACTGGAGGGCAACTCGATTTCTTCAAATTGTTGTTGCGGATGAAAGAACAACCTTGCTACAAAAGGATATTTCATTTATGACAGAGTATTGGCCTGATAGAACAGCAACGGGTACTCCTAAGTACTATGCTGATTGGGATCAAGACACGCATTATATTGCGCCAACACCAAGTGCCAACATAGCTGTTGAACTTGCATATCTAAGAATGCCTGATACATTATCGGCTTCCAATACTTCCACGTGGATCAGTCAAAATGCTCCCAACGTGCTGTTATATGGTTGTATATTAGAAGGACTTGCATACTTGAAAGGTCCGACAGATATGATACAACTATATGATAAAAAATATAATCAGTCTGTAAAGAATCTTGCCACATATGAGATGGGGCGGGATCGTAGAGACGAATATAGAGACGGTGTCATTCGTGTCCCTCTCGAATCTAGGAACCCCTAAAGGAGGTTATTATGGCTATAGTACAAGCTGTTTGCAACACTTTTAAAGTGGAGATCCTGAAAGCATTGCATAATTTTACAGCAACGACAGGGAACACTTTTAAATTAGCGCTTTATGATGATGAAGCGACTTTATCTAAAGCAACTACTATCTACGACACACCAGACGAGGTAGGTGCATCCGGCACTTATTCAGCAGGTGGTGGAACATTAACATCGGTGACTCCAGTGTTATCAACTGATACCGCTGTGTGTGATTTTTCACCTGATCTTTCATTCACTAGTGCGACTATTTCTGCACAGGCTGCTGTTATTTATAACAGTTCCACGGTCACTGGTTTAACAACCAATGCATCTGTTTGTGTTTTAGATTTTGGTGGAGTTAAAACTTCGACCGCAGGAACATTTACAATTACGTTTCCAGCGGCTGAAGCGACTGCTGCAATTTTAAGGATCGCATAAAAACAAGGAGATGATTTATGTCGCAGACCTTTACGGTCACTGTTGTAGGTTCTCATCCGAATCATAAATTTGCCATTGATGGCGTTACACAGGCGACATTAAACTTAATAGAGGACAATACATATCGCTTTGATCAAGCGGATAGTAGTAACTCTAGCCATCCTTTACGTCTTTCTATCACTTCTGATGGAACTCACGGAGGGGGTATTGAATACACAACGGGTGTAACCACGAGTGGTACCCCTGGAAGTGGTGGAGCTTATACAGAAATAACTGTAGCTGTTAGTGCTCCAACTCTTTATTATTATTGCTCAGCCCATTCAGGGATGGGAGGGACGGCTAATACAGCGTCTACTTCAGAACATTTACAAGGATGGGGACGACAGACTTGGGGCAGTGGAGCATGGGGAGAATACGCACCGGTTGCCGCGACAGGTGACGGCCTTACGTCGAGTACCGCAGCGCCCGCTTCTATTACGGGTGATTGCAACATCACGCTTACCGGCGTCTATGGTACGTCTACTGCTGGTGATGCCACCGCAGAAGGTCTTGCTGTTGTCACTGTCGTACAATCACAGACACTCACTTCCAATACTAATGATGTAGCTTCCGTAACAGGAACGGCGTCCGTCAGCCCTACGGCTGCTGGACTCACTTCCTCTTTGGGGGATGAAACTGTGGATACTGCTTATCAGTCAGGATGGGGTCGTGGCTTCAATGCCGATACAGGAACAGAGATTGGATGGGGTGATAATCTTTGGGGAACTTTAGAAAGTTCATATGCTTTAACGGGAGCCAGTGCGACAACAAGCACTGGGGATATGACATTCCAAGGGGATGTTGATATTACAGTAACAGGACAGAGTGCCACAGTCAGCGAAGGTAGCATTCTTACTTCTATTTTTGTAACAGGAGTTCAGGCAGCAACAAGTATTGGATCATACTCAATCACTGCTGATGCAACGATAACGGTTGTTGCAGCTTCAGAACCTGAACTTGATGCTAGTACTGGAGATGTAGTAGTAGAAATTAGTCCAACAGTAGAACCTGCGGGAACTTTATTAACGGGATCCTTGGGATCCTCTACCATTACAGGGGAGTGTAATGTTACTTTGACAGCAGCGGGACTGACTTCTTCTCTAGGGGATGAAACGGTCACTGGTAACGTTAATGTGGATGCCGATGGCAATGGTCTAACTTCATATGCGGGCGATGCAACGGCATCGGCGGATCTTGACATCACGGTTACGGGAAATGGATTAACAAGTTATATTGGCGATGCCGGTCAGATATCAGGTTATCTTGCACCGAATGTTTCCGCTACAGCTTCTATAGGAACCTTAAATATTAGCACGGATGTTGTCTTTACAGCAACGGGGAATTCTGCTACAATTAGTACAGGAACATTACGAGGAACCTTCTGGCAAGAAGTGGATGACTCGCAAACAGCCATTTGGGTAGAAGTTGACAAGGCTGCATAAAATCATTAAAAAAGTTATTAGGAGATTAAATGGTAACGTATTCGACGGGTCTTAGAACAGAACTACAGGTAACAGGAGAAAATTCAGGTACATGGGGAACCATTACCAACAACAACTTTTCTCAGGTTTTTGAATTCGCCATTGCAGGCGTTTACGCCGTTCCTGCCATTACAACAGGCACATCTACTACTCTGTCTAATGCCGACGGACCCGATACTGCAGCTAACAACCAATCAAGACAAAATCAATTAATTTTCACAGGAACCGTTTCCACGACTCATACTGTTCAATTTCCAGCAACGCAAAAAACTTATGGACTTTATAACAATATCACTGGTGGAGCTGACATTTCAGCACGTCTAGGGGCTACAGGAAATACGCTTACCATTACTAACGGAAAGTACCGTCTTGTTTCAACGGATGGCACTGACTGGTATGACATTCTGTCTCTGGCAGGTTTGGATGAAACATGGACTTTAGTGGCGGATGGAACTACTTTAACAGCAGGGCAAAACGCTTTTGCTAACACGAACGCAGGAACTATAACATATACTTTACCTCTTTCTCCAAGCATTGGGGATCAGTGTAAGGTTGTTGATCTAGGAAACGCGGCTACGAATAACATCACTATCAATAGAAATTCACAGCCAATTCAAGGACTGGACGCAAATATGACAATTTCTACTGACAGTGCTGCAATTTCTTTGGTATACAGTAATGCAACATACGGGTGGAGGTTGAAATATAACGACTAATGAGTAACTTACAGGATTTTACAAATAGAAGTGAAGTAGGCGCAATCAAGCCTTGGGGCAAAGCAACAGCTCCTGCCGGCTATGTATTATGTGATGGAGCGGCTATTTCAAGAACGGACTATGTTGATCTTTTCACTGTCATAGGAACAACTTATGGCGTGGGAAATGGCTCTTCAACTTTCAATGTCCCTGATCTTCAAGGCAAAAGTCCTCAAGGATATGATGGCAATACTTACAATCTAGCTGCAACGGGAGGCGCGAACACCGTGACGGTGGCCGTGACCAACAACCAAGCGGTAAGTTCGGTGACTAATACTGTAACCAACAACCAAGCGGTAACGGTAACGGGATCTATTTCCACTACTTCGTTAACTACAGCTCAACTAGCGAGTCACAGTCACTCTGGTAATCTTGACACCGTTTCACCTGTTCAAAGAGGTGTAGGTGGTGTTCAATATTGGTGGGGTGTTACTGGATCAACAGGATCAGGAACAGGACATACTCACTCTCATACATTAGCGGGATCTCTAACTGGAACAGTGGCAGTAACTTCAAGTGGTGGCGCTCTAACGGGTGCGGTAACCGCGGCAGGAAACAATACTTTTTCACCGTACGTGGTGGTTAACTACATTATTAAACATTAGGAAAAATAATGGCGACACAAATTGTAATATCAAACGAAGACTATATTAGAACAAATGATGATGGAAATTCTCAAATTCAGTGGGTGGATAGAGGAAACTCTATGCCTGCGCTTCCTCATGGTGTTGCGGATTCAATTCATTATGTGATATGGAATGATTTAGCAGGCCAGAATGAAGTGCAAAAATGTGATGAAGCCCATAATATGACTGGAAATGTAAGTTTAAATTCTGTAAGTGATGTTGTTCATGGATCCACGACTGTTCAAGATTTATTGGATTGGGTTGAGACAAGACAAGGTCAAATTTCTCAGGCCCATACGGATTTTATGGCTGCCGGAGGCGGAGAACTAGGAACTGCCGCAGAAGGAAAGACCTGGCGCGATTACGATCCTAATTATTCTTAATTTTCATATTAAACGAAACACTTATCCTAGGTTTTTTATTCAAATTTTTAAAAACTCGGTGATAACACGAGGAATTAAAAAGAATAAGTTTATCTATAGTAGCTTTTAAAGGTTTAATTATAATTCTGTCCTGCAAGGCTAGATCTAATTCAGAAGTAACACCAGTAAAATTTAAAAGTCCAATGTTTCCACAATTTTTAGGAGTCTGTAAATAATAAACTCCTGAAATATCTCCTGCATGATTATGTGGCCAATTAATGTCATTAGTATAATTTATATTAGCCCATAAATTTTCCATAGTAATAGTTTTAAAATTAAATGTGGAAATTTCTTCACCTATATTTCTTAAAAAAATAATAGCTTTTTGGGTTATAGCTTCAACAAGAGGTTCGTATATTCCCACAAGAGGCAGGAATTGTGACTGCCATCCAAAACCGTAATTAGAAAAAGCTTGTCCGTCTTTGTTTCCTCGTCTCATTAATTCAATGGTGGCTAATAAGTTATTTCGATAATTCTTCTGTAGTCCTAGTCGAGTTTCGCCGTATACATTAGGAGGAAAATTAAATTTAGGTTTCATAATGTGTGTATATCCTTGACCACTAATTGAAATACAGCAGAATACCTTCCCATTGTTTTATTTTTAGAATTCCATAATAAAGGAGTATGCAAGCAATCTTTTGATTCAAATAAAATAGCCCTGTTTTCTTTAAATCCCACATGGACATCAATCTCATTACCTTTTTTATCTTGTCTATAAAAAGCAGTACCGCCATTTATTCTCTCATCACTTTTAATATAGAAAATAAGCTGCTGTTCGCATTTATCTTTCACATAATCTATGTGAGGGAGAGGTTCTTTAGTGTTAACCCAAGTCCATGAACTTAATTCACAATGAACTATTTCCTTATTAAATTTGTTTCTTAATGCCTCTGTAAATATTAAAAAATCCTTTGGAGCAAGAGGTCCATTGGAATACCATATGTGATAAGAATGAGGAGAGTTATCAAGATCTCTTTTTCGTTCATCAGAAAGGGAATGAGAATCATGGCTCCATTCTAAAAAAGAAATATTATCGTATATTTTATTGAATTCTTTTTCAGGTAAAAAATTATCTACGATAGTTAAATTTATAGACATTTTTAGAAAAAACGTCTTAATAATGCTTTTCCTTTTTCTAGAAGAGGTTTGGCATGAGTAACATAATCAGTGACTTTAGCGTTTGAAGTAGCAAATCTAAGAAATTCTGGACTTGGATTAATATTTTCTTTTAATCGTATGGGTTCATTTATCTTATCTGCGTAGAAAACAACTTCACAAATAACAGTGTTTCTGGTGATAAGTACTCGTTGGTGTGTGTCTTGTAGTTCAAAAGCGATATTAAAAGGCCTGCACCATTGTGAAATGTCAAATTTTCCTTTTATCATCTTTAAACCAGGCAGGCTTGTTTCAGGATGACACTGTTCTATGAAACATTTTTCTTTTGAGTAAAAACACATTCCAAGATGTAATTGAAAAGTTAATTTATTCTTATAGACGCTACTGAACTTACTTGTATTTAAAATTTCATTTAACATGTGTTCTGTTTTCGATGTATTAGTGGTTATAAGATAATCTCCCTCTCCTTTCGGGCCCGGTGATACTGTAAAATCCAGATCTACCGGACATTTTAATTTAAACCTGTTCATTACTGACCATTTATGGGCAAAACATTTATGATATCCTTCATCAGTGTCATACTTGTAAGGTTCGAGTTCTTGGTGTAATACTCTGGGTAAAGCATCAGTATAGAAATAGTTAATAATCATTTTATTTTTATCATATCCTCTTCTACAGTTTGTTCGATCCAAGTTGAATCACTGACAAGTTTCTTTAAAAATTCTGGATGTAGCTTTTCTTTTAGAACTTTTCTTAATAGCTGAACTTCATCTTCAAATTTTAAATCTTTATGCGGTCCATTACGATTTACATAATGTAAATGCATTTGATGATGCCAACTGGAGGGATGTTCCGAGAATATAGGACGCCAGTGAGGCACTTCACACCCTTTGTAAATCACCCCATCTCCAGACTCAATTACTATAGGTATGTCACCCATACATATAGGCCATTTATAATTTTTATTTTGATATGAATACTTCATTGTAATAGTCACACTGTATTCACTTTGACTTCTGTCTACGTGCTTGGGCAGAACAGCTCCTGGCCGGTATAATCTTGTGTAAGCATAGATAGGTTTTAACTGTAAATTTGTCTCTTTTTCCATCCTGGGAAGGCAGTAAAATAGAAAATTTTGTAGTAGATGATCATACGCCGCGTGCATCGCAGGAGAGCCTAGGCTGTCTAAAGCCATATTTTCACAGGTCAAAAGAATCCACGAAGAAGCAAAATCCACTATAGCGGGATCTAAAAAATTTTTAACATATTTATATTTTTCTTTCATTAATTAAACCAGGTAATAACACTATGCCTCACTCCGTTATTCACAGGAGTGACAGCGTGAGGGTAGCAAAAATTACTGGGAAAGATCACGGCACTTCCTGCTTTTTTAGGAATAATATGTTCACCTCCGAAAAAAGAAAAATCTCCACCCTCATAATTATCATTTAAAATTATGGAACAGCTTAAAACTCTTGGGGAAAAAGTGTGATCCACGTGTTCCTTGCATTCCCCCTTCTCTGATCCTTTGTATATTAAATGGTGGAATCCTGTATCCGTCCATCCATCCCCGGTTCCAGACACGTGATTAAATTCCTTTTCATATGATTTTAATATTTTAGCGTGCGCGTCAAAGATTTCTCCACCAGTATCTTTTGGCAGTTCTCTTTTAATATAACACCCTACTCGGTAGAAGTCGCCTACCACCCTATAGTACTCTGTGGTCGTGTCTTTAATTCCTGTTGTCTCTTTTATTATTCCTATATCTTCCGCCTCAGTAAATTCTTTCATAATTTCTGCACATAACTTTTTATCGATTATGTTTTCGTAGCACTTAATGTAGTCCTTCAGATTAATCATGATAATCCACTGATTCAAACCACACAAGACAAGCATATCTTCCCATAGAGGTGGAATTCCATAATAGAGGGCTATGCATGCAATTTTTTGCTGAAAAAAGAACAGCTCTGTTTTTTTTAAAACCTATGTGTGTATTTAAGTCATGACCCTTGTCCTTGTTTTCTATGTAAAAACCTGTACCACTGTTTACTTCTTGATCCCCTTTAATATAAATCATTAAATGCCTTTCTCCTGGAAATTTTTCTATGTCAAAATGAGGGGCAGGCTCCTGTGCGTTTGTTAATGTCCAAGCTGCTAAATTTATTCTTTTCATTTCTTGTCTAAATTTCTTTCTTACATTTTCTTTAACGGTTGTAATAAAGTTATCATCTGAATGGATAGCGTGTGAAAAGAAAATATGAGCATCTTTATCTTCTCCCTTGTTATTTTTAATATACATAGGACTAAATGACAGTTTACCTATGTTCTCATAAATATTATTAAATATATCTTTTGGTAAAAAATCATCTATGATATGTATATTCCAACTCATTTAAAACTTTTCTTTTTCCAAAACATTTTTTTATACCTGTCAATAAACTCACTGTTTAATAGATTCAAAGTATAGGAATGTTTTTTTTCGTGATAGAAACCTGACCACATTTTCCACGACTCTCTTTTAAAAGGAATAATTTGAACCATAGGCTCTCCTTTTTTAATGATAAACTGCTTATCACGCTTAAGAAGAATAAAGGGAAAATTAATAGTGTTAATATAATTATCCGTATCTACGACCCCATTAATAATAAAGAAACGATCTTCTTTAAACCTGTTCATTGGTTGCGTGAACAAGCAACTGTATCCCGGAGGCGTTGTGATCAGCCATTTATTTATAAATTTACCCATATATTCTCCAGTTTTACTATGCCATTCTTTGGGCGCTTGAATTTTATCGTGATACCCAATAGCAGATTCTTCCTTGTTCGCTGGAATAATAGAAAATTCTTCTTCTGTAGGATTGATTATATAATCTTGGTCGAAAGGTATAATGTATCCGGCCGCCATCGCATCAAGAAAAGGCATACATGTTTTAATTGTTGGGGATTGTAAATCCCCACGCTTGTGTCTTTCTAATTTTTTATATTCTTCAGGAATAATGTTGCTCGCTGGTTTTGGATGAGGCCATATTTCTACCATAGGCCTGCTAGTCGAGCAGAATTTAATTTTTTTATCAAATATCATTTTTCGACCGGCGTTCCTACAATAGTATTATTAATTGTGAAATTCAAAGGCATTGAACGCCTTATATCATTCGGATCCTTCGTTTTGAAGGGATTGACACAATGCATATGATCCGCCTGAAAAATATAAAACTCACCCGCCTCTGGAAGGAAAGATTCTGATGCTGTGCCATTTGGAGCAAGAAAAGTTATGAACCCATCCTTAAATTTATGTGGCTCTGTGACATCATTTATGAATTCAGGAACTTTTAAATACAAATTAGCCGCATACCCTATATTGTCATTGTGAGTGTGAATAGGATTATATTCTCCCGGCTTCATATCATTCATCCAACATGAAAGTATATCAAGATTATGAGGTCCAGGCTTGCATGTACCGTGTTCTATGCAAGTGTCGATATAATTGCTCATACATTCTGTTATTCTTTTAAATATTTTAGCGCTTTGAAGTATAGGCATCAAATCCAATTCTGAATCAAGTCTTCCCGCTAGATCTTTCGCTTTTGATTTTAATAAGTTTGTGTTTTTTAAGGCCTCTTCATATTTTTGATTCATATCATCAATGAGATCCAGTTCTATTCTATATTTACAGACTATCCTTCCGAATACTAACATTTCGTCATACATCATTTTGAGTAGATTCCCATGTTACCAGAAATAACAACTCTTTCATTATTAGAATTAGAGGAAGGGGCTGTATGAAGCAATGAAGACGGAAATATTATTAATAATCCAACATTACTCTTGACTGAGTATTGATATTCTTTGCTTAATAAATGAGGTGAATAGAATTCCGTTCCTCCAACAGAAGTTAAATATAGAACAGATGAAAAATTATTAGATGGAGGTGAGTAATGAGATCCGTTGTTATGGGTATGTTCTTTATGATATCCCTTGTCAGCGTAGATCGCCGTCCAATAATTATGCAATTGATAATTGTAATTATTATTTTCGAAATAATTTTTTATGGGCATCATTAATTTTTCATATTCATGTAGTGGTATAGAGTTCTGAAAATCCGTGGCGTAATCAGAGAGGCTCTGCTCTTCTTCGTAAAAAGATGCTCGTTGGATAATGGCTTTCTTCTTCTCCTGGTATTCATTCAGGAGAGGGGTGATCTCCTCTTTTTGAAATTGGAATTTTTTAATTGGCACACTAAAAATGTTTAATTCTTCTAGTAGCATTTATCTATCTTTCCCTCCCATATTTCTGTCCTTTCCATATCATATTTTCTTTGTCAAGAGAACTATTATCATAATTGGACATTAATCATCTTGATTTAAATCAATGATGTGTTTAAATTGGTTCTCACCCAAAATTGTAAATCAGGAGAATAAAATGGAAAATCAAGAGGTATTGAAGGCTATAGCTGTCCTTGCCGATAAAACAGGACGGTATCACGAAAGACTAATGGCGGTTGAGAGAGACAATTTAAGACTAGAGAAAGAACTAGCCGAACACAAGAATGGATGCGGGTGTGAGAATTCTTCTGAAAAGAAAGATATGAGTTTTACTGTAGGTGGTAATGAGGCCGAGGCTGAATGTGAATCCTGCGGGGCCTAATCTTTAGGAACTTCCCCTAGCATATCAGCTAGTGATGGCGCGAATATTTTGACATCACGTCGGATGTGTTCTTCTTTTGTTGCTGTAGCAGGATTATCAACATCGGTTTTCATCGCATCTTCAGAATCATATTCCTCCCCTGTTACCGTATTGGTAAGAGTGGTTTCACTTTTACATTTATACCTCGGGATTCTGCGTCCATCAGATGTGTCCATATGTCCTAGAAGTTCTGCCGGTTCTACTATTTTAGCCATCTAATTTAATTTCCTTTGTATTTTAGCATTAAAACTTAACATAATTCTATCCTCTTTTGAATTGTTAATTTCCACCTCATGATTAAGCCATGAAGGAAAAATAAGCAAGTCATTAACTTTCGGCTGCCAGCCTACGCGTGGGGCTAAATGAATGGATTGATTCTCTTTCATAGGGGGAGATAAAACTTCAGATTGGGGATGAGGATTATGAAAAGTCAGTTTCCCGCTGTCCTTTGGGACTTGCAGATAAAAAGCTCCTGAGAGATAATTATGGGGGTGTGAGTGCAATTTATTGTAGGTTCCCGGCCCATTGATCATGGCCCACATCCCAGTAAGACGCGGTTCACAATGATTCTCCACACCTAAATGATCTAACGCCTCTATGCAGTAGTGAATGAGGTCCGCTTTAATGACACCGAAACGCTTGTCCTCGTGAAGATCATCACGGCTGTGCCATCCCCCTTGATTCGTTTTTTGAATTCCTTTTGAATCTTCTTTTTGAACTTCTCGGACAGCTTTAATTAAATCTCCATAGTCACCGTTGGTGAAATTTACCGCGAACACAGGAGTAATGAATAAGGAATGAAGTTCGATTAGAGTGCTCCTTTTGTTGTTTCTAAAAAGCTCATTGTGATGTGGATCTCATTGGCGGCGTTCGCCGTAATTTTAATCAAGTCCGATTCCTCCAGAACCAGAGGCTGTGACAGAACTTCATAGGTCGTGTCGGTAGTAATAGTCTTATCGTTGGTAATTTTATAGGTTGCTGAAGCGCTACTGTCAGTCCATTCTATGGTATACTCGGTGGTGTTCGCCGAATCATTGCATATGAGGATGGATTTAATTACAGCCGTGGTTGGAAAAACAGGAGGCAGAGCTCCTGGATCAGCCGTTGGAACAGTGTAAATGGTTGTAGGACCAGTGGTGGTCATATCTACAGCGGCGTTTTTAAAGGTATCAGCCAAGGAACCAACTCCTTCCGCTATTTTTTTCTTCTATGTCTTGAGCATAGGAAGTGTTAAGAAGCAGGATAAGTTGCTCCAGAAGACGAATCATTTGATCAAACTGACCGCTTTCATACTGGGGTGTTGCGTTAGGTAAACGTGTGATTGTAATTTTAGGCATTTTTTAATATCTTCCAAATCCTCCAGGATATCCGAATAATCCTCCCAATCCCCCTAGCATGGAATAGGGATTAAAACCATAGGAAGATGTATGTCCAGGTGGCTGTGCCTGCTGTATTGGGGATTGTTTATTTAAGCCCGCAATTCCTTCTTCTATCTTACCCAAGCGATCACTAATGTTGCTGAATTGATCTCCAAATCCACCCATCTTTTCACCGAGTCCTCCTAAAGTGGATTCAAATCCACCCATTCTTTCTCCAAGTCCCCCAAGCTGTTCGCCGAAACCTCCTATTTGTTCACCATATCCTCCAAGTGTTTCTCCGTATCCCCCTAATTGCTCTTCAAAACCTGTTATCTGCTCTCCCATTCCTTTAATTCCCCACGGATCCAGTTGCTGTTGAATTGGTGGCTGTTGGTACGGCCATTGTCTTGGTCCTCCTCCTTGCGGAGGGTATTGAGGTCGTACTGGCTGTTTTGGATCTCCCCAGTTTCCAGTCATGCCGGGTCGGCCACCAAGTCCAGTAATCCCACTTCCCAACGCGTTAAGGAAGGGATTCATCATCCTTCTTTCATTAGGATTGAATTGTGTCATTATCTTCTTCCGTCCGGTCTGAGTTGCAGTTTCATTGAACCAAGTCGCCAGTTCGTGTCATTAATAGCATTGGATACAAAAGCGAGGTTCACGGACCTTCCCCTTCCCCGTATGTCAATTTTTTGTGTTGAAGACGTGACATTTCCTGTTGTTGTCACATTAGCTGCTGACTGTGGATATTGTTCCAAAGTCAATGTAACAGCAACATTATTTGTTAGATTAGTGAAGTCAGGAACGAATTTACTGACGGACATTAATTGATCTCCCGAGGCGATTTCAATGGATCCTGAAGTCAGGCTCGCACTAATCGCCGTGCCGTCAGCTTGATTGTTTCCTTTCTCGTGTTCGTAGACATAAGAGGCTCCCGCCGTCAGGCCTAGAATGGTCGCGGAATTAGCCGTTAAAGTCGTGCTATATTGAGTGGCGATAGGCTGTTCATATATCTCTGCCGCAAGCCAACTCGTACGGTCAAGGCTGATAGTATACCAGGTATTTTCCAGATAATTATAGACAACTCCTCTGTCAATTTGCGTAGCACTAGCTGTAGCGTAATACCAAATAATTTCATTGAACTCGGTGTTCAGTCCGCATGCAATGTCGTTTCTATTAGTGAAACTAAGGTCATCAAATACAAAGTCCTGTACGGAACAAGGCATTTTTTTAACCACACCATCATACACGTAAAAGGAATTCTCTCCCATCCAGTAGGCTTTACCGTTTACATCTATGCAAGCATGTTGAGCTATCAATCCGCAGTTAGCTCCTAATTGACGCTGTCCGAAAGTATAAGGAGTTCCAACAAACTGAACACCGTGCAGGGATTTATCCGTCCACACAAGTATTTGTCCTGTTGATTTAACCGCTCCTATGATACGTGATCCATCCGCAATACGAAGGGATCCTGCTTCATTCGTCGCTACAGGAGTCCAATCCGTCAGATCTTCCCTGTCCGACCATCTAAAAAATAAATCATCCTGTGTAGCCGTGTTTGCAATCGTTGTCTCCGTTCCCATACAAAAAAGGTGACGGGTGTCCGCAGACACTAGACTGAACCGTGACGCCGTAGGGGCGTTTGTAATAATCGCCGCCCTATTAGAGACACCGCCTGAAAGATCCCATTTATAAGTTCCCCCATTAATAACCGTTGCGATCAAATCTTCCCCAAAGTTATCAAGTGACCAGTTTCTTGCGTAAATCACCACACTTGATGATGAACGAGCTGTACCCCAGGTACTAGCCCCCCATGTAGAAGTGCCCCATCCATATCCAAAGGTGGAGGTTGCCTCTCCAATGGAGAGTTGATAATTGGCGTTTCCTGTTCCACCGCCGCCTGATGTTGATCCTGACGCCGTACTCGTATGAGTGACGGTATAATTATCTGAATCCGTAATGGTAGTAATCTCAAATTCATTATTCATATCCAAGCCGTCAATGGCGGAGAATGAATCAAAGGTCACAAAATCCCCTTGTTCAGCGTCGTGCGCCGTATCCGCTACGGAAACAGTTGTCGTACCGTTGGTCGTGAAAGGGTTGGTAAGGGAGTCGGGTCCTGATCGTATGGGGGTGATGTCATTGAACACTCCTCCAACAAAAACATAGAGTTTCCTGTCGGTTCCCAAGGCGAGATGCCTAGTTCCGTCCAGACTAAGCCACGCATGCGTATCGCGGACTACGCCCACCACTGTTGTATTAGGATTAGGAAGATAGTCCCATCCGTTCCAACGCTCGGGTTTTCCGTAATGAAAACGTACAAAATCAGAGTCGATATAGCGTCGGTCATCACCGGCCGCATAAGGAGAATCCTGTTTATCTATTCCTGGTTGAAATTTTAAATCGGTTAATTGCATGGCCCCACATAATAAATTACTTCTTCTCTGGAGGCAAGAATTGAGTGCCTATATTTCCTCTAAAAGAATAGGTTCCATAATGCGTCACGCCGCTAAATACATCAGCATAAACGGTGCCACCAATTTTCTGCCATAGTCTACAGAAAGCATAGTCTTCTGACAAGTATCTTTTGGAATCCGGATCAATCATCGTGTCAAAAAAAGCATAGTTCCAATCGGAGGTTTCATGATATTTAAACTTATCCTCATGGGGCTGTCCTAAATGCTGATCATTCGTGAACTTGAGATGAGGATAGGCCACTTTCATTTTATTAAACACATTTCGTTTAATAAGCATGAATCCGGTTGCCGCATCCATCACTTCAATAAATCCCTTTCTCATTTCAATATGGTCGGGATTTTTTACATTAAGATTATATTCTAAAGAAAAAGCGTGGAGTTCATCGGGAGTAATGTCAGGTTTTTCTTGAGCTTTCTTTGTTACTTTGCGCCAATCAATTGCCTTGCGAGGGTAGATGGCCGCCACTACTTCTTCATCTAGATCCAACATGCGCATAACAGTTTTATACTCAAAGCCAATATCCGCATCTATAAATAAGAGATGAGTATACTTATTTTTATCATCCATAAATAATTGGACTAATGTATTGCGAGCCCTGGTTACCAACGATTCATTTCCAATAGTGGCGAACTGCAATCCTATGCCTTGTCTTATGCATTCATGCATTAAGGCCAAGCAGCCTTCAAAATAATTAACACTAAGCATTCCTCCGTAACACGGGGTAGCGACAAACAGTTTAATTTTAGAAGTTTTTTTGACCATAACTAACTGTTAAATATTCAATATGAGTTACCCATCCTTTAGGAATGGCAATGGCGCCACCACCCATAACGTCATTCTTATCTTTACTATCTTTGCTGTAGGAACGCATAATAATTACTTTTTCAGGGTTATTAACAACCATCCATCCCACCTCTTGGCACACGGCCAACGGCGAATGAAGGATCTCTTTAATATCAATCCATCCGGTTTCTGTATCACGAGCATCCGTCCACGTCACACGGACCATCGGGACATTCTTGATATCAATCACTTTTTATTATAAAATTCTTTGTTACGCAATGTTTCAGCATTACCAGCTTCGTTGCCTGGCTTCTTAACGAGTTCAAGGTTAAAAGAAACCGATCGTCTTTCCTGTCTCTTGGTTCTAAAAGGATAGACACCGTGTGAAAGCCAATTAGGAAATAAGAATATATCACCCACTTTTGGAGTTTGCTGCAACTTATGTCCGCTGAATGTCGCGGCTTGACCGTGAAAAAAAACTATGTCACCTACTGTTGGATAATGATCTTCTTCCTTGTATTCATGTTCCAGTCCGGGTGGAATGCGTAAATAAATGACTCCTGATAATTGTCCTTCATGAATATGAAAAGGATTAAAGTCTCCCGCCCACTGGCTCACGGTCCACATTGATTGAATGACAAGCTTGCCCACAAACGCAGGACTAATGGTTTCATTTGCTGGAGGAATGGAGATGTAAGCTTTTACCATTTCTCCAATATACTCAACCATCGGCTTGAATTCTTTGGTGCTCATCCACGATGAAGGAAAGCGCACTTCTTTTTTAACATTGCCCGCTAGGTTTGGCGCGTGATTAAATTCTTTGGAAAGCTGTTCACTCCCCAGCATTTTTGTTGCTTTCTTATCCAATAAATGAATAAGATCCATAGGAACTGTTCCTTTGATAACAGTAGGACCAAACGGTCTAATGGCTTCAAATTTATGATTGAAGAGCGCTACTGATTCTGTCTTAACTTTCTTCGCCATTATTCTATTGTCATATACCAAGAATTTGCATATAAATATAGATTAAAATAGGCCTACATTCTACAAGGCTCGCCTTCTTGCATTATAATCACAATCATGAATTGCAGAAGGAGACATGCTTAAGAAAATATTCAAGATGGCTAAAAAAGCCGCGCCCGTAATTGGTGCCGGACTAGGATTTTTATACGGCGGTCCTATGTTGGGATCAGCTATTGGTGGAGGACTCGGGAGTCTTGTGGCGGGTAAAAGCCCTAAGGAAGCCTTGAAGTTTGCCGCATTATCTGGACTCACAGGAGGAGCTCTCAGTAGATTTGGAGGACTGCAAGCCGGTCAAGGACTCGGTGGCCTATTCAATAGAGGAGCGACCCAAGCTGCTCAAATAGGATCTCAAGGCGGGAAGTTTATGCCTAGCGTCAAGCAATTAACTTCAGGTAGAACTACCGAATTTATTCCTAATGCAGCGAAAAAAGGATTACTTCAAAAAGGACTTGGATGGATTAAAGCTAATCCAATGAAATCCGCATTAGCAGGTCTTTTAGGAGCGGGAGCCATTGGCGGGGAAGAAGAAGAAACAATTGAGGCTAAACCAGTTTACGGAACACAAAACCCATTTAGAGATTTAGGTTCGGCTTCGATTAATCCAAACCAATTAATTCCTTTCTCCGAATACGGACCAAACTTTGCTGACGGAGGAATTATTACTCTAGCTGACGGCGGGGATTTTCCACGACGCACAGGAAAGATAAGAGGACCGGGAACCGAGACAAGTGATGACATTCCGGCGATGCTCAGCGACGGAGAATTCGTGGTGAACGCCAATACCGTGAGAGGATTAGGATCAAGGCTAGGAGGACGAGGAAGAGAAGATGAAAGAGAGAGAGGATCTAAATATTTATATGACATGCAAGACAGATACGGGACAGCATAATGGCTGATGTTTATGAACAAAGGACTCGGCAGCCCGAGTACATAGAAAAAAGAGCGGAGCAGT